GCCTGGCCGCCACCACACAAGCCATCACTCCAGCACCCATCAACCACACCATAGCCACACTATCCTCCGCCCTAGCAAGCCTGGCCACACCCGCCGGCCTAGCCACAACCGCCCTAGCCGGCCTAGCCGCATCCCTAGCCCTACTCGCCCGCCACACCGCACACTGGCAAGACGCAATCATCAAAGCCGCCCGACGCCTCGGCACCACCCCAACAGAACTTGCCACACTGGACCTGGCCGCCCAATTCGCCGCTGTCCCCGAAGACATGGCCCGCATGGCCGCCGCCAAACTACGCGCAAAACTTGCCACGGCCACCACCGACCCCGACACTGCGGCCCTCTTCCAACGACTAGGCATAAACGCCGCGGACCTACTCGGAAAGCCCATCCTCCAACAGCTACACACCGTAGCCGAAGCCACCCGACGCCTGGCCCCCGAAGACCGAATCCGCGCCCAAATTGACCTTTTCGGCCGCGCCGGCGCAACCCTGGAGACCCTCCTCGACCCGGCCACCCTACAACAAGCCCAAGACGTAGCCGCCCGACGAAACATCCGAATCACCCCCGAACAAGCCGCCGCCGTTGAACGCTTCAACGACGCCCTGGTTGAATTAGCCTATACCTGGAAATTCGCCCTAGCCCAGGCCATCACCCCGGAGACACTGGACCTGCTACGAGACGGAATCCTCGCCCTCGCCGATCTACTCACCTGGCTAGGACGCACCCTATTTTCCACACTGGCCAACCTGGCCAGAACCATCCAATGGTTCCGCGGCCGCCTGGGACTACGCATCGACACCACCCCCATGCGCCGAGCGCTGGACTCCATAGCACTAGCCGCCGAACACGCCACCCCAGCCATACAGCGACTAGCCGACCAAATAGAGAGACTACGCCCGAAGCCCGCAGAACGCGGTACCCCCGAAGCCGCCGAAATCATGGCCAACTCCCGAGCCATCGCGACGGAGCTAGCCGCCATACGCCGCGCCCTACTGGACGCCGACATCGCCCTAGCCACGATAGACTAGCCCATGCCATACGACCCCGTAGCAAAAGCACACCTAATCGGACCACTACCCGCAGACACCCGCGACGTAGCGGACCGCGAGCGCCGCACCACCCTACGCTACGTCCTACTGGCCGACACCGACACCCCAGACCCACCCAACCTCACCATAGCCGATCAACTCTTAAAGCACGCAGACCTGCCCAAGTACCGCGATAACACCCCACATGGACGAGTAGCCGACGTCAGCCTGCGGCAAGTAGCGCCCCGCCGCTGGGAAGCCACCGTAACCCTGGAAAGCACCACCACCACCATCGACCGTATCACCACCGACCTAATCACCATCACCGACGGCCTATATTACACCTCCCCAGCCGACCCAACCCCCACCGGCCGACTGACCAACAGCGCCGGCGACGCCTTCGTCCCACCACCGCCCCGCACCGAATCGATCCTGATCGTCGAAGCCACCGCCCAATACGACCCCGCCGACGCCCCCACCCTGGACCAAGCCGAGCAAGACAATCTAACCCTGAACGCTGACCGCTATGAACCCTACCGCTACCGCTCACTGCTACTCGAGATACTGGAGATACAACCCGCGAAGCACCGCAAAATCGCCAGCCTACGCCTACGAATCAAAATAAGCCCGACGGCCCTCGAACCTGGGACCGACGACTACTGGGACTACCACCTACTGGACCACGGCCCACGATGGAGAGACGACACCGGCCAATACCACGCCTTCACCGACGACACCACCGGCAGACCAACACTAGGACTGCTTGACGGAACCGGAAAACCCCTCACCCCAGGAGCAGACCCACAATGGATTGTCCGCCCAAAGTACCGCGAAACCGACTGGCGCATGCACTTGCGCTTATCGCCGCTCTGGGATTATCTGGGACCGCCACCCCCACCGCCCCCGTAACGATGGACCTACCCGCCGAGCAACGCGCCTGGTACCGAAACCCCGATGGTTCCTGCGTACAATGCAGCATAGGCATGGTAGGACTCTGGCAAGACGTCCCACCCGCCTACACCCTCCTGTGGGACACGGAACACGGACCCGCCGAACGCGGAGGAGCCGGCCCAAGCCGAGTAGCTAGCTATGCCGCACGGCGCGGCATAAAACTCTGGCAAATCACCGGCCAACCTACCCTCGACTGGGCACGCTGGGCAGCACGCACCGGCCGATACGCCGCCCTGGGACTAGCCGCCCGCCACTTTCAAACCCTGGTAGGATACGACCCGCGCACCGACACCTGGTATATCTGCGACAACCGCACCCCAACCAAAATAGACACCTACAACACCGCGCAACTGCGACAACTGCATGAAGCTAGCGGACGCTGGATAGTGATCCTCGACTATGACCCCGTACCACCCTTGCCCCGATAAGGAGACCGCACAATGACCACCCTCACACTCGCTCTCGCCCTGGCCCTGACCACCCTACAGCCACCAGAAGACCGAGACGTTCCAGACTATGCACGCCGAGAAATCGACGCACGCGGCGACCGAATCGACCACGTCACAGACCAAATCACCCAGCAGACAGACATCCCCCCCGACGACTCGCACAAATGGTACGTCAGCCTCTGGCTAGACGACTCCCCCGACAGCCGCCGACTGCTCGCCGACTGGCGCACTAGCCCCTACCTCCGCGCCATCGCCAACCCCGACGACTACCGCACCTCCTGGGCACACTGGCACGCCTGGCACGCCCGAGACCCCGCCCAAGCCTGGAGACTCGCCCGCTACCCTATCACCACCTGGCCGACCGTCACCATCCAACCACCGCTCAACGGCCAGTACGGCGACCCCAGACGCATAGCCGCGATCCTGCCCGGATACACCACCGACTACGACCTGGCCCGCCGAATCCGAGACGCCATCGCGCGCCACATGCAAGCACAAGGCCACGGCCAAGCCGACCCAGCCGAATCCTCTACCTACCGCCCCCCTTTTCTCGACACGACCCCCACGCAGACACAACCCCAGCCGATCCCCATCCTGCCCCCAGCACCCCAACAAACCCAAATGCCCAGCCAATCGACAATGCAGACGCTGCTACTAGCGGCCCTGATAGCCGTACAACTCTGGAGAGAGTACCGCCGACGCCAAGGCCTGCCCCTCCTGCTAGACGACGCATCCTACCAGCGCCTGATAGATGCCATCCGACGCTATGGGACACCCTCCGACAGACCGCCATCGCCATCCTGACGATACCTAGACGCTGGCTAGCCCTGATCGCCACCCTGCCACTCTACATACATGCCCTAGCCCTGCTCCTACTAGCCTGGCTAGCCACCCGCCTACTCGCCGCATGGAGGAGACCCCGACCATGACCCGCATCCGCCACGTACTAGGCCCGGCCACCGCCGAGACCCTACACCGCCTACACCGCGCCACGAGACACACCCCACGCGACCCAAGCCACCACCCCTACCCCACCACCGAGACTATCGCCGCCCGTATCGACTATGACGACCAGGAGCGCCCAATAGCCCGCATAGTCAAACCCACCCAATACGGACCCACCGACACCGACGAAACCATAACCCAACCCAGACTAACCGGCCGACGACCCCCACCCGAGACCCTGGGCATACTCACCGCCGCAAATGCCGACCGACCAACCTACGTCCCCGCCATCCCCTGCTACCTAATCCGCGGATACATAGACTCTACCGGCCCCTGGCTAGTAGCCCCCCAAATCCTAGCCCACCCATCCGCCGACCGAATACCACACCTGGAGACTGACCAAGACAGCGGAACCGACCGCGTCGCCCTATGGAACCCGCTCGGCCTACCACTCACCGACGGCCACCTCGGCATAGCCATATACTGGACGCAAGCCTCCAACGTACTAGACCCAACACCGCGCCACTGGGCACTAATCGCCGCATCCTGCTAGTACCATGCCCGCCACACCCTGCCCACCACAACCGGCCAATTGCAGCCTCTGCCTAAACCCACCACCGCCCAAATGCTGGAAAGTAACGCCCGACTACGGCCCCTTAAAAGACCGTACCTACTACTTCCTCCCCGCCGCCCCCGACTACCAATTCGACCCCAGCCCGCCCGACGCCTTCGGACTTAATATCCTCATCACGGACCCCTTTGGCGGTTGTCGCTGGACAAACGCCCACGGTTGGATATACATCGGACCCTGGATGGAACCCGTAGCCCCAGGATATAACGCCCTCCAATACTGCGGCATGCTCATCGCCATCCGCGACGGCGACGGACAATGGACCGCCTACCTACCGCTCGCAATGGACACCTGCCCGCCCAACCTCTGCGACCCAAAAGCCTACGGCCCACCCTACCCGCCCATCGAACCATGCTCGAACTGCCAATCGAATTGCACCCACCAAAAACGACACCTGCCCATCGCAACCTGCGAAAACATGGCACAACCCCAGCCCATAGCCTGGAGCGTCTACGGCCCCCCGACCCACACACCCATCGACATCATCACCATACCCTTACAATGGGGCTGCCAATGGCGACACTGGACCAACGACTACTTCCGACCTTTCGTAATAGGAAACACCCGTTACCTCGGACCCAACCTAGTAATTGACAAACCCAGACCCAACACCTATCGAGCAAGCCTATCCTTCTACGCCGTGACCGACATCCCTTGGTTCCTCACCTACCCGGAACCACCCGCCGCCTACCACTACTACAAATTGATCCCCCACAAACCCACAATCGAAGACATCGAAGCCGGCGACTGGATACTAAACCCCAACTACCGAGACGCCCTCCTCCCCGGTTGGGAAGCCTACGACTGGCACACACAACCAATCGTCCGCCACTACGAACCCTTCACCACCGAAGACCTAATCGGAATACCAACCAACCCACCAACCCACTTCGGACACCCCGGCCCATTGCCCCAGCAAATCCGCCTAACCTACCTCCCCACCGGCCAAACGTACATCGCCACCCCGACATGGGGAAAACCCGCCCAAGGCAACCTGGCCCCAGCCTATACAAGCCCAGGCCCAACACTGCGCCACGTGGCCTGGCCCGACGAAGAGACCCTGCCCCCGCACACCGGCTACTGGTGGATCACAGGAAAATGGGGACACTGGCGCTCCGGCCAATACCACTACACCAACCCCACGCCCACGACCGCCACCCTCAGTGACGACGACGGCCCAACATGGACGATAGAGCCCGCCTAATCTGCCACCCAGTACCCCACACTGACGGCCGCCACTACTGCCCACGCTGTGACCCACACCGCCGCCGCCCGCTCTTGCCCAACGACCTACGACTATGCCACCCCACAGTATGGACCACCGCCAGCCGCCTGGTAGCCGAAGCCGCCCAATGGATAGCCGCCGGCGCACCACTGACCCCAACACCCCTGGCCGAAGCACGACTCGCCACCTGCCGCCAATGCCCCTATTATCACCCGACAACCGACCACTGCGACCTCTGCGGATGCAATATGCAACTCAAAGCCCGCATGGCCACCACGGAATGCCCAGCCAACCGCTGGCCAACCTACATAACCATCCGCACCGAAGCCCCGCCGCCCGACCGCCGATACCCTAGCCCATCCTGGATAACCCTTGACCAACTGCTACGAGACGCACTCACCCTGGCCGACGAAATAGCCCAGTACGACGCCATCTACGCCCTGCCCCGCTCTGGACTATTGCCCGCGACCGCCCTGGCAACACGCCTGGCAATGCCCCTCTACGCAATGACCCCAGACGGACCGAAGCCGCTCAACTACGGCTACCGCTCCGCACAAGCATGGCAAAACCACCGCCCCACCCACCCCGTAATCCTGGACGATACCGCCTTCACTGGCCACGCTCTGCGCCCATACCGCGACAGCTACCCCACCGCCACCGTCTACACCACCGACCCAAGCCTAGTCACCCACTACGCCTACATCCTGCCACCGCCACACTGGCTAGACTGGCACTACTGGCAAAGCCCCCACATGGCCAACGCCATCCTAGACCTCGACGGAATCATCACAGCCAACCAGACCGGCCGACTACTACGCCGCCCCGTACGACCACTGGCCATCTGCACCGCCCGCGGCCAAGAATTCGCCGACGAGACCCGCCAACTACTCCGCCGCCTAGGACTAGCCGACGTACCGCTATACATGGCCGAAAAAGCCACCATCTACGACCCCGAACAAGCCGCCCAGCACAAAGCCCAAATATACGCCCGGAGCCGCGCCACCCAATTCGTTGAATCCGAAGACCCAATCGCCAAGAGAATCGCTGAATTAGCCCACAAAACCGTAATCTGCCCCACCACGGCCACCGTCTACTACGTACCATGATCGTCGACTATGAACGCCGACTAGCCTTCGTCCATATCCCGCGCGCCGCCGGAACCAGCATCACATACTGGTACGCACGCCATGCAATCAACCGCTCAACCCTGATCGACCTAGCCTGGCATAAGCACGCCACCGCGTCCGACCTACTCGCCGCCTTCGGCCCCCACCTAACCCTCTGGACCGTATGGCGACCGCTCCCCGAAATCCGCCGTAGCCTGGCCCGACTAGCACGACGAGACGCCGCGCACCTAGACGACCTGCCGCCACCCTGGCGAGAGACCCTGCGCACCCTGGACCTATCCCTACCACACCACGAGCTAGCTATAGCCCTATGGCCAGCGGCCACCGACGACGAGACCTGGCGCCGCTACTGGCTAGGCGACCACCACGTCCACCTACTACGCTACGACCACCTGGCCGAAGACTGGGCACGCTGGACCGCCCGCGCCGACCTGCCCCGCCTGCCACTCACAGAAAAAATCACTTGACACGCCACCCCGCCCAGTATATCATAGCGATATAGCAGCGGCCACTGTGGCCGCCACCAAGCATGAACCACCACACAGGAGACAGCAAAATGAAGTACCTCCTAAACAGCGCGGTCATAACCGCCCCTGGACTCTATCGCTATGCAAAACTCACCGCCGACGACGCCCGCCACTGGTACGAGCAAGCCCTAGCGACGGACCCCATCGCCCCCATATCGACCATCGGATACGCCGAGACGGCCGCAGCCCTATCGGAACTGCTCGGCCGCCCCATAATCGTCGACCGCCGCACCATAACGATGGAACCAGGAGACGAAGCCCTAGTGTTCCGCATCGTGTTGCCCCCTGGTTCCCCGCGCATCGACCCCACCGACAAAGGACGACTCCGAGAGATAATCACCCGCGGACACTGGGAGCTAGGCCTCCTGGAGCGCCTCGACTAGCCCCCTGGACAGCGGACCCCCACCTGCCCAAAATTCAATGGCCGCACACTGCTAATGTGCGGCCACCCTAACTAGCGCCTCCGTGACCCGCGGCGGTTTACCTCCCCTTTCCCGCCGCGGCCACTGTTGTCCCGCGTCTAGTGGTAGGCACGGACGCTACCCACAGCGCACGACGCCACCACTAGACGCCTTTTCTTGTACCAACACGCCCGAGACTGTCACGATTACACCACGACATACGTTATATCAATCGGAAATGAAAGGAGAAAACAATGTACACGTACATCTACGATCCATATCGTTTCACGCTCACCGCAGTAAAAGAATCAGAAATCCTCCTCGCGGCAAACCGCCGCGCTGACGACCACCTTTACCACCACGACTTCTCCGCCGTAGTCGGCGCAATGGCCGACCTACTCCGCAGCCACACGGCAGTAAGCCTCCACCACCTGACGGACGAGTACACCCTCGTCCGACCCCACGGATTACGACACTACTACATACGGCGCCGCTACGACCGCGACCGCGGCACCGTCTATGACTGGTACTACATCACGGCCAACGGAAATCAATCTGACACGTACACCTGGCACCCTGACCAACCACTGCCTGACTGGTGGTTGGACGTGCCCACCTACTTTGCAATACTCGCCCAACGCTGGCAAATAGCCCAGCACAAACGCTTTAACATACGACTAGGAGACACCCAACCATGACCGAGAAATGCCGAATCTGCGGCGGAACCTGGACATGCCCAGGTTACTACCACCGCATCATCCTACGACCAGACCACGGAGACGACAGACAATGGCTACCGGCGGACGCCCCGCCACCCGGCCCCGACTGGATAGCCACCCACCGCAAACGCCGCTGGACGCTGTGGTACCGGCGGACCAAACACGGCCTACCATTGCACCTATGCGGATCGCGCCAAGCCGACCGAATCTATAGCCATACTGGACAGCGCCTGCCCTGGGCAACGATGGCCACCTACGCCTACTATGCGGACCCTTGCCCAGACCCCGACCACCCAGGCCCCGGATACATACCCGACGCCGACCACTAGCACCGCTAGTGCCGCCCTGCTATAATGCCAGCAGGAGACACTAGCAATGGCCACCACCGCTACCCACCCCATACAACACCTAATCACCACTAACGTCCAACGTTGCATGGCGCAACGCCGCCTATCCTGCAACGCCCTGGCCAAAGCCGCCGGTATCCCACAACCTAATCTGCACCGTATCCTACGCGGCGACCGCCGATGGACCCTGCACCACCTAGCCGCCGTAGCGGCCGCCCTGCACGTACCCACCGCCCACCTACTCGCCGACCCCGACCAACCACGCACCACCAAGCAGCCCCGCCGCTTGACCCGACGCACCACCCCACCCCCCACTAATGGGACGCCACAACTCAATTGCAACAGCGCCGCCCCTAACCATACCTAAAAACACAACCCCCCTTTTCTTATGTGACACTCAGGCCTAGGCGAAAAGCCACAAACTCGCGTATTTTCCGAGAAAAACTCCACTTTTCTGCGCAACCCTAACTTTGTTATGTGACACTTTGCAACGACAACGCAACCCTAATTTTCTAAATGTGACAGACCCCCCTAATGGAGACACCGCCCCCAAAAAAATTTTCAAAAAATTTTCGCTCAAGCCCTTGACACCTTATGTCGATCTGATATAATACAGACAGAATGAACGTTAGGGGACGCGCGGCCCCGACAACCGCGCGCGGTTGACCGGCCACCGAAGAAACGGCCGGAGAGAAAAAGGAGCGCGATATGGAATTAACAATCGCCCAAAAGATCGCCCTCGGCCAGCAACCCATCGACCCCCAAGACTGCGTCGAAGTGCGCGCCTCATGGCGCCACTATTCGACCAGCCTAAAGACGGGGCACGAGACGCATCGCATGGTATGGCGCGACGGGGAATGGCGCTACTTGTCCAAGCGCCGACTGCCCCACCTGTCGTACCGCACCAGAAACGAAGAAATCACCGAGCCTGTCGCCAACGGCGAACTGCTCGCGCAACACGAGCGCGGGGGACGGATCGAAGCCGTCTACCTCGTCGACACGTCCGCCGAAAAGCCCCTTCGCTCGCTTGATTTTCGTCGGACAGCAGACGGCCACCTCCTCATCTCAATCACCACATCAGACACGATAAAATTGCCCGACCCGCGCCGCTAATCGTTAGCGACACACGGAAGCCGGCCGCGGCACGGAAGCCGCGGCCTTTTCTCTTGCGCTTGACCGGCCTACGCCCCCCGGATATACTGCGCACCCATCGACACCCTAGGCAAAGGCCCGGCCATGATGGAACACGCCACCGCCTACCTGGCACGACGCCCTACACTGTCGCCCCGAGCGCGGACCCGCATCCTCACCATAGCCCGACGACTGCCCCCCGACCCCACCCCCGCCGACCTGGACCACTACCTAGGCACCATTGCCCACCTACGCCCCGCCACCATAGCGACCCACGCCCGCATACTAGCCGCCCTGGCCCGACACGCCGAAATACCCTGGACCGCCCCACGCATACGCCAGACGCTAGACGCACCGACCGCCTGGACCCCCGACGACGTAGCCCGCATACTACACGCGGCCGCCCACTTCCCGCCGCGGACCTACTGGACCACTGACCCGGCCGCCTACTGGACCACCCTCATCGCCACGGCCTACTACACGGCAGCCCGCATCGGCACACTACTGGCTCTACCCTGGACCGCCTGGCAAAGGCCCCACCTACTCGCACCGGCCACGACGACCAAAGCCCGCCGATACCAACTGTGGAGACTGCCCGACGACCTGGCCGACCGCCTGGACGCACTACCACGAGACGCCGCCACCATCTGGCCGGCCCCCAGGAGACCCAACACGATACACCGCGCCCTACGCCGACTACTGGCCACCGCTGGCATAGACCCACCACGCACGCCCCGCCAACTCTGGCACAGACTCCGACGCTCTGCTATCACCGCCCTGGCCAACACGGACCCGATAGCCGCCGCCCGACTCGCCGGCCACGCCGACCCACGGACCACCTACGCCCACTACATCGACCCCCGACTACTCGCACCACCACCCGCCCCACCACCCGTACCGTTGCCCCCGCGCCTGCGCATCTACTCTTGACATGCATTATATCGCTCTGATATACTGCCCCAACACTAACACCACGGAGACACACACATGGACCTACTCACCCTGGCCACACTACGCCGGATAGCCCCATGCACGGCCAAAGACCTGGCCGACCGCCTAGCCATACCACTACGCACGGCACAACACCGCCTGCGCCGACTCGCAGACGCTGGACTAGCGGCCCCCGGCCCACGCTACACCGCCTGGACGCTGACCCCAGACGGCCACCACGCCCTAGCCCAGCTACTCGACGCCACCCCCCCGACTTGTGCCATGCCATTGCGCGACGGCGCAACATCTTGCGCGGCGGCGCAAAATGTTGCGCGGCCGCGCAAACTCTTGCGCCACCGACGAACCACCCAACCAACCGACAATCAACAACTTACGCTATTTTCAGACTGGCACGCCAATTGCAATAATACTGTTACTGTATCCGTACCCGTTACTGTAAATACTGATCTAACTAATAAAACCAGTAACGGAGACGGAAACGGATACGGAAACAGTAACGGCCACAACGCCGAAATCTACTCACACCCCGCGATCGCACCACTCGCACACACGCCCATACCGCCTAGCACACCGCTAGTAGGCCCGATATGGGACGCCCTGGACAAACGCACCATCGAGACCCCGCGCCTCATCGCCACCTGGTACCGCCGCGCCATCGCCAGCCCCCTACCACCACCCACGCAACCCACGGCCGCAGGCCTAGCCCTGACAATAACCCACTGCTACTACGCCACCCGCGCGCCCAAGCACCGCAGACCGCACAACCCCGTTGGATACCTGGTATGGGCACTCACGCACCATAGACACCACCACGTACTGCACCTACTGCCGCACGGCGCACGATACACCCAGCTAATACTACCGGATATACTCCAATGTACAGACGCACCCCAATAGCGCAGACCTACGCCATAGGACGCTCTGCCGCCCACGGACTCGCCACGATATACTACGCCCTGTATCGCACCCCCGACGGACGCTGGCTCGCCCTGGAGAGACGCCCCGATGGACTACCCCGCCGATACCGCACCCGATCCGCTGCCTACCGCGCCATACAACGACATGTCGCCGCACGCCGACGCACGGCCAACCCCAACAAACACCCAGAACCACGCACCACACGGCGACATGTCGCTGGGACCCGATAGGTACTTCCCCGCCACCCCAGGCCCGCCGCCCCAACCCGAAGACCCGCGCGAATCGTCCGACTTTGTTTCCAGCGACGGCCCACGCCGTATGCTGATACGCTACACCGGCAGCAAATGGCGGACAGCACCCCGAATAATAGCCCTACTCGAGCAAATAGCCCCGAAAGCCACTACCTACACCGAAGCCTACGCCGGAGCCCTCGCCGTCTACTGGAGAAAACCACCGCACCCCATCGAAGCCCTAAATGACCTGGACCACCACCTAACCACCACCTACACCATCCTGGCCGACCCCATAGCCTGCCAACAACTCCAACACCGACTCCAAAACACCCCCATCACACCTAAACACTTCCGACTAGCCCACCTAATCACCCAGCAGCGCATCCCCGCGACCCCCCTCGACATCGCCTGGGCAACCATCACCTTCTACAACCTCGCCTTCCGCACAAAACTAAGCACCCCAACCTACAACCCCCGCAGACCCAAACAACTGCCAACAGACCTGACACCCTACCACCAACGCCTACGCAACGCCTACATCGACTGCACCGACGCCCTAGCCTTCCTCAAACACTGGGACGGACGCCGCACCATACACTTCGTCGACCCGCCCTACCCAACCCGCGTGAAAGACATCTACCGCCACCAATTCTCCAACCGCCACTACGAACGCCTGATAACCCTACTCACCCAACTACGCGGCGCGGTAATACTGACCACCTACGACCACCCCGCACTAGCACGACTAGACAAAGCAGGATACGCCAGCGAATCCCGCACCCTAACAAGCACACTCCGCGGAGACCAAACCGTTATCCGCCGTACCGAGCACATCTACTACCGACCCGCCCAATGACCACCGACCTGCCCGACATACCCGACCTGCCCGACATACCGCACCTCCCCGAACTAATCGACGACCAGGAGACCGACCATATACCGCCCGCACGCACCCACCGACGCACCGCCACCAACCGCCGACTACTACGCATCACCGCCCGCGACCACCTGGCCCGCGTACTAGGCCCCCCACTCCGACCAGGAGAGACCTTGCATATCCAATCCGACGCCACCTGGGACGCCTGGGACATAGTGCCAACCATCATCGACCACTGGACCGGCCCCGCCCTATGCCATGCCGCCACGTGGACCATATCGCGCCGCAACGCGGACGAAATCATAGCCCTGCTTGACTCCACCACCCTACGCGGCATAACCCTCATCACCGGAACCTACTTTGCCCGCCGCGACGCCAGCACCTATGCCCACCTCCGCGCCGCCCTGGCGAAACGAAACCAACGCATACGCCTCGCCCGCTCCCACGCCAAAGTAACCCTGCTTCGCACCCACGACGCCGCACTAGCAATCGAGACCAGCGCCAACCTAAACAGCAACCCGCGAATTGAACAATACACCATCACCAACGACCCCGCCCTCTACGACTTCCACCGCACATGGATCGACGACCTGGCCAACGCCCAAGCCACCGTTAGCCCCACCGGCCGCTTTTACCACCGCCGCGCCGGCCCCAACGTTGCCAGCTGCACCACCGCCATGCGCGCACGCACCTTCCGCGCCTACCGCTGCGGATTACCCCTCACCCAGCACGAGACACCACGCTACGCCGCCCACATGCTGTACCTATTACGAGACCTGGCCCCCGACCTAGACCCGACGGCCGCCCACCTCTACTACCTATCAGACCGCGCAGACGACGACCGACCTAACGCCAGCCCCTACCTGGCCCGCCACATAGCCACTACCCTACACCTACCAGAACCCATCCCCGCCGACCAAGCCCGCCCATCCCCCCATACGCGACACATAATCCTAATCGCCGACGAAGTAGGAGACGGCCAACACATACGCACCACCATGCAACACCTGGTACAACTCGCCCAGACCCAAGCGCCCCTAGCTGTCACACTCTGCGTAGCCTATGCCGGATGACCCCGCCCTGGACCGCACCATCCTGCTGCTAATCGCCGGATATACGCCCGACCAACTACGGACCCAAGCCGAACAGCTACAGCTACCCGCCGACCGAATCGACACCCTGATAACCACGGCACGCCGACGCATCACGGCCGCCGCCGACTATGACCTACGACACGAGCTAGGACTAGCAATCCGGAGACTCCGAGAGCTCTTCCGCCGCGCCCTTTCCACACAAGACTTAAAAGTAGCCCTCGCAGCGCAAAAAGAAATGCACCGCCTGCTACAACTAGACCACCTACGCCCACAGCCCACCACCGACCAACACGACCCAACCGCCGCCCGCGCCCGCGACCTGCTACTAGCAGCACTGGCCCCGCGCTATCCCACCCTGGACCTGGCAAAAGCACCCTTAGACGAGCTCGCACGCCTTGCCCACCAGACCATCGCCCAACTCTAACGCCTACGAGCGCCACCGTACGGCCGCCGCCGAGCGCCAACGCCTACTCTCAGCCGCCGGCCGAGACATCGCCCCCATACCGCCCATAGCCGACACCGAGCGCCGCGCACGTACCAAGCACGACCTGGCCACGTTCTGCACCACGTACCTACCCCGCACCTTCTACCTGCCCTTCGCGGACGCGCACCGCTCCGCGCTGGCCGCCATGCAACACTGCATACTCTCCAGCGGACAAACCCTCTTAGCTATGCCCCGCGGCTACGGCAAAACCACACTCGCCCTAGCCGCCACCCTGTGGGCAATACTGCACGGCCATCGCCGATATGCCCTCCTCGTCGCCGCCACCGCACGCATGGCCGAAGACCTAGCCGCCCGAATCCGCGACGAACTCGCGACAAACGAACTACTAGCCGCCGACTGGCCAGAAGTATGCCACCCCATCCGCGCCACCGACGGCATCGCCCATCGCTGCCCTGGCCAGACCTACCACGGCCAACCCACACACCTACGCTGGACCCGCCACATGCTACGACTCCCCGCCATACCCGGCCCCGCCTATGCCGCCATCATCCGCACCGCCGGCCTAACAGGAGCCATCCGCGGCCAAGCCGCCCGCCTACCCGACGGACGCACCATCCGCCCCGACCTAATCCTCCTAGACGACCCCCAAACCGACGCCTCCGCACACTCCCCACGACAGACAGACCGCCGCGAACAACTCTTGCAACAAGCCATCGCTGGACTAGCTAGCCCCACTAAACCCCTAGCGATCCTAATGACCGCGACCCCCATCGCACCCGACGACCTAGCCGAACGATACCTCGACCCCGAGCGACACCCCCACTGGCACCGCATACGCATCCCCCTGCTACGATCCCTACCCACCCGCACCGACCTATGGGACCAGTACCGCGCCCTGCGCGCACACGACCACACCCACGGCACAGACCTGGCGACGGACTATTACCGCACGCACCAGCAGCAAATGGACGCCGGAGCAGACCCCACATGGCCACACCTACATAGCCCCGACCAACTATCCGCCATCCAGTACGCGATGGACCTCCTCGACGACCTAGGCCCCGCTGCTTTCGCCGCCGAATACCAGCTACAACCCGCCCGACCAGACAACGCCGCCCAAATCGCCACCCCCCGCGCTATCACCGCCCGACTATCGCACCTACCCCGCGCCACCTGCCCACCAGACACCCACGCCGTGACGATAGGCATAGACACCGGCGCACACCTACACTACTACGCCATTCTCGCCTGGGCACACGGCACCCCATACATCATCGACTATGGCCCCTGGCCCCCCCAACCCACCCCGCAATGGGACGACCGCCAGCCCGCCGTACCTATCGCCACCCGCTACCCCGGCCCCGCCCACACCGCCGCCATCGCCGCCCTACGCGACCTATTGACCCACCTACTCCGACCCTACCCAATACACGCCTCCCCCAACACCATCGAGCCGAAAGCCCTAGCAATCGACGCCAACTGGCACGAACTCACCGACGCCATCTACACCCTGATTGCCACCCACCCCCGGCGCGACCTACTCTGGCCCGCACATGGCCGATCCGCTAGCCACCGCACCCTACCCCTAGCGCCCAGGCCCGGAGACCGCACCGGCCCCGGATGGAGAATCACCCGCTACACCCACCGCCCCACGTGGACCCTGTTGCACGACCCAAGCCACACCAAGACCTACATACACGACCGCCTCCGACTAGACCCCTCCGCCGGCTACGCCCTACCAGGAGACAACCCCGCCGACCACGCCACACTAGCCGACCACCTCACCGCAGAACAACCCATCACCGCCACCCGCGGACAAACCCGCTGGACCGACTGGCAGCCACTGCCAAACCGACAAAACCACCTCCTCGACGCCCTGGTACTCGCAACCGTAGTTGCCCAGGCCACCGGCCAAGACCAGACCAGCCAGCCACGCAAAATCAGCTTCGCGGAACAGTATCGACAACGCCGCGCGGCCCGCTAAAATGACGGCATGAGCCTAACGCCCGACGAAATCGCCGACCTGGCCCGCCAGCCAAAGACCGTCACCGTAGACGGCACGACCAAGACGGAGAGAGACGCCGCCGACCTGCGGCAATTGGACGAGTACGCCCGCGCGGCAAAAATCGCCGATGACCCGACCCAGGCCCTGCGCTGGCGCAAACTGTCCCCACCGGCCGCCACGGACTAGCCCACATGATCGCATGGATCCGACGCCTACTGACCAGACGCCCACCTAGGCCCGTACTGGCCCGCCTGGACATAGCCGACGACACGTCCCGCCACTGGAACCGCGCCGACCAGCTCAGCGCCAACGCACTACTGACGCCCTCCGTAAGGCAAAAAATCCGCGCACGCGCACGCTACGAATACCACAACAACCCCTACGCATACGCCCTCGTCGAGACCTACACCCAGTACCTCCTCGGCCGCCAGCTAGTCCTGCAAATCGACGCCCCCGATCAACCCGCCGCCGCCCAGGCCATCGAGCAAGCCTGGACCGACTGGTACAACGAAACCCGCCTACACGAGACCCTATACACCATCGTCCGCGCCCGAGTAGTCGACGGAGAAGCCTTCGCTATCCTGGAGACGGACCAGCGCCTATCGCCGACCCTACGAATCCGACCGCTCGAAGCCGACCGGTTCACCGACCCCACGCGCTGGAACGACCCCGCCGACGGAATCGACTACGACCAGCACGGCCTACCCACCCGCTACCGCCTCCTCCAACGCCACCCTGGCGACCTGCCCCCACTGCCTAACACCACCATCACCTTGCCCGCGGACCGCGTCATCCACTACTACCACCCCACACGCCCCGAACAACTCCGCGGCCTATCCGAACTCGCCCCAGTACTGTCCCTCTTCGCCACACTCCGACGATACACGGCCGCCGTACTGCAAACCGCCGAGACCGCCGCCGAAATATCGGCCCTACTCTACACTGATACACCGCCCCCCAACGCACCCGACGCCGCCCCCTGGGAGACCATCCCCATCGAGCGCGGCGCAATGCTCACACTACCCGCCGGATGGAAGATCGCCCAGCTGCAACCCACCCAACCCACCCCGCAACACAGCGACTTTATCCGCGAGACCCTCATCGCCATCAGCCGCGCCTTGACCCTACCAATCAACGTCCTCACCGGAGACAGCAGCCGCCACAATTACGCCTCCGGCCGCCTGGACTGGCAAGCCTTCCAGCGACGCCTAGCCTGCGACCGCGCCCGACTGGAGCGCCACGTACTAGGCCCCATATTCCGCGCCTGGCTCGACGAACTACTACTTACGCCACCCTACGACCGCCTCCAGCTACGCCGCGCCGACCCGCTCTGGTACTACGACGGCCACGAACATGTTGACCCGGCCAAAGAAGCCACAGCCCAAGCCATACGCCTACGCAACCTCACAACCACACTCGCCCAGGAGTATGCGCGCACCGGCCAAGACTGGGAAACAGCCCTAGAGCAAATCGCCCGCGAGCGCCGAAAAATGGAAGAACTCGGCCTAACCCTGGACCAAATCCCTACCCCGACCGACAACGCCAATGAATCCTGAAATACGCCTGACCGCCGACGCCGACATCCAAGCCGCCGACCAACGCACCCCCACCGTGCGCATCCTGGCATACTCTGGCGGACCCATTGACCAGCCCTGGAGCGACACGCCCATCTACATCGACCTGGCCACCCTACGCATCCCAGACCAACGCCTACCGCTCCGACTCAACCACGACCCAGACCGCGGCATAGGCCACACCGACACCATCACCACCGACGGACGCACCCTAGTCGCCACCGGATACCTAAGCCGCGACAACGACGCCACGCGCGAAGTAATCGCAAGCGCCCGACGCGGCTTCCCCTGGCGAGCCAGCATCGGAGCAAAGACCCTGACCCTAACAGAACTTGCTGCTAACCAAAAAACCACACTCAATGGCCGCGAAATCAGCGGCCCGGCCCTGATAGCCCAAGCAGAACTCCGCGAAATATCCCTAGTTGACCTACCGGCCGACATGGACACGGCCGCCACCATCGCAGCCCATAGGAGACCCACCACCATGCAACACGACGACCACACCCCCACCACCCAAGACCAACCCCAAATCAACGCCGCCGACCAACCCACCCCGACGCCCGCCCCACCTGCGGCCGATACCCAACCGGCCCAACAACTAATCCGCGCGGCCGCCGCCGAGGAGACCGCCCGAATTGCTGAAATCCGAAGAATCGCCGCGGAACACCCCGACATCGCCGCCCAAGCTATCCGCGAAGGTTGGGACGCCGGCCGAACCGCCCTGGCCGTACTCCGCGCAAGCCGACCGCCCACCGTCATCCAAACCTACGACCAACCCGCTAGCACGGACCTACTCGCCTGCGCCATCCTGCGATCCGCCAATGCCGACGAAAAATGGCTCGAGCGCAAGTACGGCCCCCAAACCGTATTGCTCGCCGAACGCCGCTGGCCGAAACCCCTAGGACTCGGAGAACTCATCCTAGAAGCCGCCTGGGCAAACGGCTACACCGGCCGAAGCACCCGCGACTGGCGCCAAATTTTCCGATACGCCTTCACCCCAGAAATCTGCGCTGGCGGCTTCAGCACGGTTGACCTTCCGACCATCTTCCAGAACACGGCGAACAAATTCCTGCTCGACGGCTTCAACAGCGTAGAGCAAACCTGGCGGAACGTCAGCGCCCAACGCGCCGTCAAAGACTTCAAGACCGTAACCAGCTATAGACTGATCGGACGCGACCAGTACGAACGCGTACCACCAGGAGGAGCGCTCAAGCACGGAACCCTGGGAGAGCGCAGCTACACAAACAAAGCCGATACCTACGGCCTAATGTTGGTAATCGACCGCCAAGACATCATCAACGACGACCTGGACGCCCTTAGCACCCTCCCACGCAAAATGGGAGCCGGAGCCGGCCGAACGCTCAACCGTATTTTCTGGGACACCTTCCTGGCCGACTCCGCTTTCTTCACCAGCGGAAATGGAAACCTGTTAACCGGCGCTGGTTCCGCCCTAGGACTAGCCGGCCTAACCTCCGCTGCCGTAGCCTTCGCCCAATTCCGCGACGACGATGGCCAATACATCGGCCACGACGCACGCATCCTGCTAACCCCCGTAGCCCTACAAGCAACCGCCGCCCAACTTTTCAACTCGACCGAAATTAGAGACACCACAACCAACCGCCAGTACCCAGTAAGCAACCCGCACGCCGGAAAGTATCGCCCCGAATCCAGCCGATACCTGGACGCGGCATCTAGCACCGCCTGGTACCTCATGGCCGACCCCAACGAACTCGCCGCCATCGAAGTAGCATTCCTCAACGGCCAACAAAGCCCCACAATCGAGACCGTAGACCCCGACCCCGGAACACTCGGCATCGTGCTGCGCGGATACCATGACTTCGGAGTAGCCCTCCAAGAACCCAAAGCCGCCGTCAAATCCACCGGAGCCTAGTAAGGAGACCTAACACATGCCCAAATCCCGACGAGTAAGCGACGGACTCACCATCGACTATGTACCCACCACCGACCTAGCCGCCGGAGACGTCCTCCAAATCGGAGAAATCATCGCCATTACCCCAAGACCCGCAAAAGCCAATGTTCCAGCCGCCCTAGACGTAACCGGCCTATACGAAATCGACAAAGACAACAGCAATGTTACCGCCGGCGCAATCCTTTACTGGGACAACACAAATAAAAAAGCCACTACCACGGCCACCGGAAACAAACGCCTGGGACTCGCCGCCGCCGCCGCCGCAACCAGCGCCACCAAGGTACTAGTCCTACTCGGACGGTAACATGGACGACCTAGACGCCGTAGCCGACCGACTACTCGAAGTAGCCGGCCGACCGATAACGTACCGCCGCGGCAACGACGCCTGGCAAATCCGCGCCGTACGCGGCCGCTCCGCCTACGTGCTACAAGACGCACATGGCACCATCCACCGCTACTGGGCAACCGACTACATCATCCGCGCCAACGCCATCCCCATGCCCCCAGACGTAGGCGACCAAATCATCGACGGCCAAGACACCCACACCGTAGTAGCCACCCCAGACGACGGACCCTACCGACACACCGGCCCGCTCTGGCGGATACACACACGGAGTAACCCGCCCGTATGACGCCGCTACTGGCCGACCTAGAGACCATCTTGGCCACCGCCACCTATCCCATACCCACGACCGTACACGCCGCCCCACGGCCCGTATGGGAACAACCGACACTCCCACCCGATACCGGCCACGTCCTCCTCTACCCAATGGACCGCGGCGCACAACCGACCGGCCCGCACACCTACACCCACACCGACACCATCGGGATACTCATCATGACCCCAGCCACCTCCAACGCGCACGACGACCTACACGACGCCGTAACACGCCGCCTCCTATCGACACAGCCCGACTACGCGGAACTCACCGACATCGCCGAGGAGCCCGCCCTAGACCTCGCCCACCTGAAAACCCAGCACCTCCAGCTAACCCACCTGACCGCAACCTACGCCACGTACAAGACCACAGGAGCCTAAACCATGCCCCCGCTTAAACCAAGCCTAGCGAGAGCCTACGTCAACACTGGAACCTACGCGGCACCCGTATGGACCGAACTTAAGACTATCCAAGACGCCACAATCGAAACCGAGATCGACGAACTGGACGCCACACCACGCAACGCCGCCTTCGCCGCCAGCGTTGACGGCGCCGCCAAATTGACGTTCAACCTCACCCTGTTATGGGACCCCGCCGACCCAGGCCTCGCCGCCCTACAGACCCACTACCTCACCCGCACACCCCTGGACTTCCTCGCCACCGACCAACCCGTCGGCCTAAGCGGCGCACAAGGCCCCCGCGCGCATGTACACGTCTTTAACTACCGAAAAATGGAACAACGCAACAATGCCCAAGCAGTAGAAGTAACACTCAAGCCCACCTACGCCGACCAACCGCCCACCTGGTGGACCACGCCATGACCCTACGCATCACCATCGGACGCCTAGAGCGCCTGCTTACCCAGTACAACATCGACCTGACGCAGCCCGACCCCGAGCGCTGGACCATCTACGACCTGGCAACGATCATAGCCGCCTTACACGAACCACCCATCGACCGCGACACACTAGCCGACCAGCTAGACGCCGACATGCTGGCCAAGTACCTCGCCGAACTGGAGACCGCCATCACGGATTTTACCGCCCGCCTTGGCCGACCACGGACCGGCCAAGGCCCGAAAGCCAACCACCAACCGACCACCTCCTCGCCCTCGCCTACCGCGCCGCCGGTATCCTCCACTGGCCACCCGACGCGCTCGCCCAATGCACAGCCTGGCAAATCACCGCCGCACTCGCCGCGTACCAACACGACGACCGACCGACAACCCGCCAAATCCCGCTGACCACCGACACAATCCACCACCTACGCAACCTATGCTCGCCAACCTCCGCCACCTATGGCTAGACCGCGCCCTAGACCGCGCCATCGACGCCCGCGCCCGCCGCGTACTAGCCCGCATCGGAGCCTACATCCGCACCACGGCCCGCACCAACCTGGGCCCCCCCAACAAAACCGCGCCACCCCGACCACCTGGCAAACCCCCACGCACCCGCGTCGCCGACCCGGCCAACCTACGCGCCATCGAATTCGCCCTACTACCCGGCCGCCACCTAGTAGTTGGCCCCATCCGGTTTAGCAAACAAAGCCAACCTGCCCCCGCCGTACACGAACACGGACTTACGGCCACCCTCTACCGAAAAAAACGGCCCAACGCCCCGCCCATACTGTCCTGGACTGGACCCGGCCGCGCCGTAACAGTACGCTTTCCCAGACGGCCCTTTATGCGGCCCGCCCTAGAGAAAACATTACAACGACTACCGCGACTACTGCATCGGTTCATGGACCGCTAAGATGAGCGCTGGACCCATACGCGCAGGCCAAGCACAGATCGAGCTAACCCTCGGCCGCATCAAGGCCAATACCGGCGAACTACGCCGCCAGCTCGCCGACATCACCGCCCGCGCCGCCCCACCAGACCGCCCTACTATCGCCCAAGCCATACACCACCGCCTGGCCGCCACCACACAAGCCATCACTCCAGCACCCATCAACCACGCCATAGCCACACTATCCTCCGCCCTAGCAAGCCTGGCCACACCCGCCGGCCTAGCCACAACCGCCCTAGCCGGCCTAGCCGCATCCCTAGCCCTACTCGCCCGCCACACCGCACACTGGCAAGACGC